TCATCAGCTATACCTGTCTTGAAGTGAAACCAAAATACATTAGCCGCATCTTCTTTTAAGGTTGGACTTGTAAACGCACTACTCAAATATACTATAGATGGATTTGAATAAGCATCTATATAAGCATCGTCTGAGTGCTGTGTAACACCATTAGCATCAATGTAATAAACAGGGTGGTGGTCATTACCTCCCGTCTGTACGAATAAAGTACAATCAGGAAAGATTAATGAAGCCTCCTCAACCACATTATTAAAATGTAATTGGTACTCGTGTGTAATAAAATGTCTACCACAATAATTCTCTGCCATCTCAGTAGCAGAATCTATATATAGACCCAACAAAGTATTTTCATCATTCGTGTCTATACGAAGATGAGCTTTTATTTCGTCTACAGTAACTACATCTGTTGTAGCGTCTCCTGTTAGAACTAAATCGCCTTGTATGTTTGTGTTTGGGTCTAAGTACATAGAATTAATATTGTAAGTAAAGGGAAGTCCCGAAGGACTCCCTTTTTAATTTAAACTATAAGCTATTACTATGCAGTTAAAGAAGTTGCTTTAACGAAACCTGCTCCGTCAGAAACACCCCAGTCCATATATTGGTTAAGAACCAATTGAGTTTGACCGTTTTTAGCTGCACTATATGGATCAACCATAATGTCTAATCCACCGAACATTCCGATGTACAATTTAGAGAAGTCTCCGAAGTAGAAGTCTCCACTTCCTGCTGCTGAAGTACATCCGTTAGTGAAGTAAGAAGGATATCCGTTGATTACGTTACCTTGGAAACCTGCACTTACAGCCGCTACTTGAGCTGATTGCTTCAACTGACCCATCAATTTAGGAGATGCTACATAAGCTAAGTTACCTTCAAGACCACCTACTTCAGCTAGTTTTTGCTCCGCAGAAACGAAGTCAGAGAAGATAGATACTTTGTCAGCGAAAGCCGCTTCTGTGAAAGTAGAAGTTGCTAATTCACCTACTGAATCAGGAGCGCCTGTTACACCTGCTGTAGTAAATAAAGCTGCATCCATCTTTTGTCCTACTGCACGACCTAAGTCACGGATGATAGCTAGTTCAGCACCTGCTCCGTTTTGTAGCAATAGTTGCTTAGAGATGTTTACATAAGCTGCTAAACGAGTTGGAGTCAATTCAACTTTCCCGAAGTTAGCACCACCATCTGCTGCTGCATCGTTCTCACCTTCCCAAGCAACTGTAGAAGTTCCTGTTACAGGGATAGTAGTGTTTGCAGAAAGACCAGTAAGGATGTTTGCACCTACTTTGTCAAATACAGATGCTTCTCTCATTGCATCAGCGTAAGCGTTTACGTTTGTAGGAGCGATAGCTGAAGTTCCTTGAGAAATATCAGCACGAGCTTCCAACATAAAAGAAGGAATACCTAGTCCGTTGATAGAACGACCTGCACTACGTGCTTCGTTCATCGCTTCTTCGTGCATTTCTCTTTCTACACCATCAAGGTTTCCGTTCAAAGATCCTTGGATTGCCTTAAAGAAAGAGTAGTCTCTGATTTCTTTTGGCTCGTTTACTGGAGTTGCTGCTACGTTAGCTGCAATCTCAGCGTTTAGTTTTTCTTGTCTTTCGACCATTTCAATGTCTTTTTTAAGTTTGTCGATGTTTTCAATTTTAGCATCGTAAGATACTTGCTCGTCATCAGTTAAGTTACGAGCTTCAGTTTTACAAGTTTCAAGTAGGTTGTTTGCTTCTTCAATCAAACCTGCTCTCTCTTGACGTAATTCTACAGAATTTTTCATTTAGAGTTTACTTTTAAGTGTTAATTCCTTTTGTAATAATTCGATTTTATTAAGTGTTTCTTCACTATCGCATTCAACTTGCTCTACTACCACTTCTTCCACTATCTCAGAAACTTCTTCCTTGATTTGCTCCAAAGCTCGTAGGGCAACATCAGTATTAGCATAAGCACCAACACCAACTATAGAAACATCAAATAACCTACCGATTTTATTAATGCTTCTTTTATGGACATCACCATCTTGAGTCCACTCATCATCTTCAACTGTAAAAGCAAAAGACGATTCGTACAATAAACCTCTACGCATAAGTTCAGCGACATCGTTACCTGTAGAAGTATTTGGTAAAGTTCCATCATATTTTAATCCTCTCTCATCTACTGAGAGTTTAAGTGTACCACCTTGGTTTCGATCCAGGATAGCGTTCATATCGTGATTGTAAGTAAGTATCACGTTATCATCTAGTCGACCATCAAAAGCACCTCTAGATATAGTTTCTCTGAAACCTAAATCTCTGCTTTCGTGTTCGAATAAAGCAGCATACCCGCTAACTGTAACCTCGTTTGAATCCTCATTCATACGAACTTCACACTCAGAAGAATATACTCTTATCTCTTTGTTGTCTTTCATATCTATACTATTTTCTTCTCGTTCTATTTCTTTAACCTTTTTCTTAGACCAACTAAATCCTGCGTTGCCTCCCCACAATGCCCAAGCTATTCTCCAGGCTGTAGGTCCACCGTCTTTTTCTTTAGCAGAATAGTGTTTAGACTTGTTGTTCTCGTGTCGGCTAAAGAAAGAGTACATCCTTTTTATTGTGGATATACTTAAATCACCATTGATTATGTCTCTTGCACGAGATACACCTGTTGATGTACCTCCTCGACCATACTTTTTCCTCCATTCTAGACCTTTACGAGCTTCTTCTCGCATTCCGCTAGTAGGAGTAGTATTTATGTCTTTTAGAGCCACTACTCTGATAATTTTTCTCTAGATGTATCTTCACCTAATCGGTCAAGAGGCATCATATTAGATTGCATATAAACCTTTTCGCTTTCGTTACCCATTGGGTTCATATCTTCAAGCGACCTAACTTCATCAGGTGAAAGTACACCGATGTTTACCAATGTGCGGTAGTAGTCTGCTCTACTCTTAGAATCTCCTCTAAGGATAGCGTTAAGGTTGAATTTAAAGTATTCTGACCCTCTTTTGTAAGAAGGAATAAGTTTTGCGTTTAATTCGCTTTCAATACGCTTGATGTGTGGTGTAATAGTGTGTACCACGAAGTCGATTTGCTGTGCTTCTATATTGCTATAGGTAGCTCTAGACAAGTCGTTCACAAGGTGATTAGGTACTCTAAAGATTCTACAAATATCGCTTACTTGATACTCTCTAGACTCTATAAACTGAGCTTGGTTGTTAGGTACTGTTCTAGCAGTCCACTCCATACCTTCTTCAAGGATTGCAGTTTTACCTGTGTTGTTAGTACCTGTGTAATTAGAGTTCCAAGACTCTTTCAATCGTTTAGCAGTCTCAGGTTTAAGAGTCCCTGGATGTTTAAGTATTCCTCCTAATTGTGAGCCGTTCTTAAACCAAGATCCTGCGTGTTTATCTAATGATATTGAAATTCCTAATGTTTCTGCTGCTGCTTCGATTGGCGGTTTACCTACAATCCCATCAAAGGATAGTCCTTTAACGTGAATCATATTCATAGATTGTACTTTACCTGAAACAGGGTAAGGAGTTTCTATGTTTTGAGTAACCTCATAATAAACTTCCCTCCCGTCTGGCGATAAATAAACATCTACATCTTTAAATTGGATAGGGTGAAGTGCGATAGGTAGACCTCCTTGGTTTCTTTCTATGTAAGCACAGAAGTTACCATCGAAGCTCATATCAACCAAAGCTCTTTCGAAGAACATAAAAGAGTTGTATAACGGAGAAGGTTGCTCACCCACTAGATTATTTAATGGATCGTTTGTAAGTTTTATCTTTCTATTATTATCATCCTTAGAATAAAGACAGATGGGTAGGGAAGCTATTGTTTCAGACAAAACTCGAACACAGGACCATACGGTAGCTATACGAATAGCTTGTTCTTTTGTAATTGTTTCACCTGATGCACTAAATGAACTACCTAAGATAGTTTGACCAAACACCGAACGAGTTTCCTTGTCCGTGTTAGGCTTTTTATTTGTAAAGAAATCGAATAAACCCAAAGCTGCTTGAATAGTTATACATTAATAAATAGTAAAAACACCTAAATACTGAACTACTTTTATGAACTTTTTTTCAAATATTTTAGTGTACGTGATAAAACTCTATATACATATCGCTCTGAAACACCTTTTATAGCTGAGATTTGCGATATTTTAAGTCCGTATTCAAATCTGAAATAAATTATGTCCTTACTCATACTATCCTCTAGAGATAGTGCCTTTTTCCATAAATCATCGGCAGTACCATCATACTCAAAGTAGATAGGAGCGTTCATAATTCCTCTGTCACGATAAGTCTTGTGAAATGGGGATGTGTTCGATAAAACTTGATTGGTTGTTACTCTAGCTATGAAATACTTTAGCTGATTAGTCTCGTAGAGTGATTGGATGGTTTCTTCTAGTTGTGTAAGGAGGATAACATTGATTTCTTGAACCAAATCATCCACAAGGTGATAGTCTTGGTTTCTACCTGCAACTGATTCGCAGATTTGTCTTATAGAGTCTTGCTCTTGGGCTATTATCTCATCTTTAGATAAAGAATATCTCCCTGTCATCGTACGCTGATCCACCATTATTTTTGTTTTGCATAGCCTCTGACAGTCCCATCAGACAAGCTACAATTCCATCAATCTTATCATTTGATTTTGCTTTGTTTGGTTTTACGTTTCCTGCAGGGTCTAAAGCTAAAACTACGTTAGACATCATCCATCTAAGCACAGGATTTCCTCCGTGTCGTATGTTTCCTGCTAGTATCAATGTTTCAAATTCCTTAGTAGCAGGTGACATCGTTCTGTAACCTTGTCCTACGGGAATCATTGGGCAACCTTCTTCTGTAAGGTCAATTACAATCTGTGAAGCGTTCCACCTATCGTATGCTATCATTTGCACATCAAATTTCTCTGATATGTCTCTTATTTTTTGCTTAATGTAGTTGTAATCACACACATCGCCTGGAGTAAGGTCCACATAACCCTCTCTGTGCCATTTAAGGTAGTCCACCTTATCCCGTTCAGAGCGTTTATGAGCGTTGTCAGAAGGTATAAAAGAGTGCAAAATAATGTCGTAACTACCCTCATTATCGGGAAAAAGTAGGGCTAAACAGGTAATATCTCGTGTAGAAGCTAAATCTAAGCCCACATAACAAGGTTTTCCTAGTAACCTAGACTCTGTAACACTCTGGTCACAATCCATCCACTTCTCATCGCTAATCCACTTAGTTTCATTAGCAACCCATTGATTAAGGTGTAGCCTTCTAAAAGTATTCTCATAAGATGGTTCGTTCTTAGCTTTTACGGCTTGTTGCTTCATATATTCCTCTGTGATGATAGTGCCGTAGCCTGGATTAGCTTTCTTCCAAACCTCCTCGTCAAAAATATCATCGTTTTGGTCAGCCTCGTAGATGACGCCTAAGAAAGAATCATCCTGTATCACTCCGTCTATAAGTTTCTTAGAATAGTCGTAAAGCTCTTTACAAATGTGGTCCTTCTGATGGCCTGCTCCTGCCGTAGTAATCCCTAGCATAAGAGGTTCTTTCCTTGCACCCATAGATGTGAGTAGTACATCGTAGAGGTCTCTGTTCTTGTGAGAGTGTATCTCATCCAACAGACAACAAGAGAGGTTTAGTCCGTGCTTAGTATCGGCATCTGCTGATATAACTTTGTAGTACGAACCTACCTTGTCGTAGGTAATCGAATCCCTAAAAGCATTAGAGCGTTTAAGCAACTCAGGCTCTTGTAAAACCATTTGCTTTGCGATAGAGAAAGATAGTCTAGCTTGTTCCTTATCGGCTGCGGCAGATACAATCTCAGCTCCCTTCTCTCCATCAGAGAAAAGCATATAGAGTGCGATACCTACCATCAAGTTGGTCTTTCCGTTCTTCCTTGGGATAAACACAAAGCATTGTCGGAATTTACGCAGGTTAGTATCTTTAGACTTCCATCCGAATAGTGGCTCGATAATATCTTTCTTTTG